CACTAACAAGTACTTCTGCTACATTCTCAGCACACTATAGTACTCCAGTAGCACCGAACAATGCCGACGTTTGGGTTAAAACAACTAGCCCTGGAAATGGTATTAGTCTTGTTGCTAGCGAATATACAACAGCATGGGTTACTACTGCCGTTCAAGGCGTAACATCTGCTGTAACTGGTGGATTATCCACTGCGATTGGTGACTTTGTTCCACAAGATGGTTCAAGCGTAACCGCATTGACAGCAGGAACTGCTGTAGAGAGTAGCCTATTACTTGATCTGGATACATTCGGTATTCTATTACAGCGTGTTTCTGTCGGTGCTCCAGTAGTATTAGATGGCTTAGCTAAGTATGCTCAAAATGACGCACCAGTTGCTACCGCCGTTGACGGCACATTATGGGTTGATACTACTGTAGGATCACTTGACATGTATGTTGTTAATGCCGGCGCATATGACGCTGTAGTAGCCACAGTAGGCACGACTGCTCCGACTGGACCAGTTGATGGCGCAGTTTGGGTAAACACTTCGCTTGCTTCCTTCGGTCAAGCAAATGAAAGAAGTTATCCTGCGATTAATGTATATAGCACTGCCTTAACAGCGTGGGTATTACATGATAATACGGACCAAACTACTGAACGCGGTGTATTGTTTGCTGATATTGATGATACACTCGGCGGCGGTGCTCCTATTGTTGGTGCTCCTTCTGCGGCAGTTTATCCTGACGGCATGATGGTTGTCAACATGGCTCAAAGTAAAAACGCTCTTCGTAGCTATGATGCTACTGTAGGCGCTTGGAGAAATGCTGTATCTAATCACGCTGATGGCAGTGGTCGTTTTGGACGCCATGCTCAGAGAGCAAAAGTTGCTCAGGCAATGCAAGCAGTTGTTGCTGGCACAGAACTACGTGAAGAACAGTATAACTTTAGTCTAATGGCTGCTCCTAACTATGTAGAATTGGCTGACGAACTACAAACACTAAATGCTGACAGAGGCGAAACTGCCTTTATTATTCTTGACGCTCCAATGCGTTTAGATCCAACAGCAGCAGTAAACTGGGTACAGAATACTGGTGTAGCTAGTGAAAATGGCGAAGATGGTCTAGTAACAAACTATACTTATAGTGCGGTTTACTACCCAGCAGGTCAATCAACAGAGCCACTTAACGGTAGTACTGTTGTTGTTCCAGCAAGTCACATGGCACTATATACATATGCTTATAGTGATAATATTAGCTTTATCTGGTTCCCACCAGCAGGCACAACACGTGGTGTAGTACAGAACGCAAGTTCAGTTGGCTATCTAACAACTGAAAATGAGTTTAAGGCAGTTGCCCTAACTCAAGGACAGCGTGACGCAATGTACACAAACAAACTGAACCCTATCTCTACATTCATAGGTCAAGGAACAGTTGTATTTGGACAAAAATCACTACACCCAACTACTAGTGCGCTAGATCGTGTTAACGTTGCTCGTTTAGTTGCTTATTTACGTGAGCGCTTTGACGAAATCGGACGTCCATTCTTGTTCGAAATCAATGATGACTTAACTCAGAAAAGAGCAAAAGTTGCGTTTGATCGTTTCTTGGGCGATATTCTAGCTCGTAGAGGCATCTATGATTATGCGGTAGTATGTGATGGTTCAAACAACACACCTGCTCGTATTGACCGTAATGAACTCTGGGTTGACATTGCTATTGAGCCTGCTAAATCAGCAGAGTTTATCTACATTCCAATCAGAATTGTTAACACAAACACGCTATAATAGCAAAAACATAAAGTATTTAAGTAGGCAGTTAATCGCTGCCTACTTTTTTGTCTAAATTTTAATAAATACATATAGAGTCATTGGCTCTATTATAGAGCCAGTAAGAGGAGACCATCATGGCAGTTATTTCAAATTTAGGCATTCCGGACCGTGGTAATGTTACATCGACTATTATGCCCAAGTTAGCATATCGTTTTCGTGTTACATTCATTTCACCACAGGAATCAGGATTTACCAACACAATCACAAGAAGCGTAATCGGCGCAAGTAGACCAACCCTACAGCACGACCCGATCACTCTTGATTCATACAACTCAAGAATCTATCTAGCAGGCAAGCACACATGGGCACCTATCCAAATCACTTTCCGTGATGATGTAGACAGTGCTGTTATGAAGCAGGTTAATGCTCAAATGAATCTACAAGTAGACCACGCTAATCAATCATCCCCGCGTGCCGGGTCATCATATAAGTTTGGATTGCTTGTCGAAACACTCGACGGCGCAAACCCATCTCCTGGTGTATTGGACACATATGAATTAGCTGGTTGCTTTATCACAAACGTATCATATGGTGATTTGAACTATGGACAAAGTGACCAGATCACAATGTCGATTACCGTACAATATGACAACGCAGAAATTTATGATGCTGCTGGTCAAGCAACACTAACTGGTGCTAAGATTTCTCAATCTGGCGCACAGGCGTCTGGTGCTGGATCTGCTTAATATAAGGTATGGCAAATTTTAAAAACATACCTAATCCTACTCCTATAGCTGGACCATTCAATAAGGCGGCGGAGATTTTTGGAGCAGATGCACCTGTATCTTTCCAAGAACCCCGTCGCCAGAACCAGTTCCAGTTAAAATTTAATATCAGTGATGAATCATATCCATCTGAGGTCATTTTCGACAGAGTTTCCTCTGTTGGACTGCCTGACCACAACTACAACGTGATGATGCTAAATCAATATAATAGACAACGACACATCACTACACGACTAACTCCTGGAACAATCGCGGTTCAGTTTTACGATACCAAAGATAGTCAATTTCAGGTAATGTTAGAAAAATATACTGCAAAGTACACTCACGGGTTTCAGGTACCGGATAATATAGCAAGCTTGAATGATGTGGTGTCGCCTAACTTTGACAACACGTTTGGCGTGAAAGCAACCAAGAATGGCAGTGGACGTTATTTCTTTAATAACATTGTTATCACGACATTTGATGTGGGTGGCATAACCGGTAGCACCAGAACTATTGAAGCCTTCAACTGTATGATTTCCGCAGCTAGTCACGACACGGTGGACTATGCTTCGGCTAATGCCATAATGTGGAATGTACAATTTCAGCCAGAGCATATTAACATGCGCACAGATGGACAGACCATAAGCGCTAGTGATAGTACTGGTAGTAATGCTTGGAAAAAAGTTACTGAGGGCAATACCATTTTCGCCAAGAATGAAGATGGCAATTACATGACTGACAGCACTGGTGCTAGAGTTATTGTTGAGAGAACAGGTCCTCCTCTATCAAGATCAGAAGCAGGTGGAACGACACTTGAAAATGGAACAGTAGCACGAGACGAATCTGGTAGACCAATAAATTTATTGTAATGTAATAAATACATACATAATGGCATCAAAATTTCAACAAGGCATATTCGAAATGAAAAACCCAGAGAAGTATCTGGGAAAGCATAAACCTCGGTATCGTAGTGGCTGGGAATTAAAATTTATGCGGTTCTGCGACACTCATCCCGGTGTAGTAGCCTGGGCTAGTGAAAGTCACCGTATACCATATTTTAATCCAATTAAAAATAAAAAGACAAATTATGTTCCTGACTTCTTTATAGTATATGCCGATAAGCATGGCAACAGAAACGCTGAGTTTGTTGAGATTAAGCCAGCAGGACAGATTATGGGAAATGCCAAAAGTTCACATGATAAAATCCACGCAGTTGTTAATGAAGCCAAATGGCAAGCAGCTAAAATATTTGCTCAACAACAGGGCGTTGGGTTTAGAGTTATCACTGAGAATGAACTATTTAATAATCCAAAAAAGAGAAAAAAATGAGTAAAAAAATTGAAGACGTATTTGGTATGGCAAGCGCTAGTGACTTAGCAGACCAAAATGATATCGAAGATACGCCTCCCATGGTAGAAGATGGCGCCGTGGAATTTGATATATCGCAAATGCAGTTAACACTAGACACAGCAGATAAGATTGACAAAGCATTGCCTGCGGTGACTGATATGGGCGCACTAGATATTGAGATGGATTCTTATGCGGAAGAAGCAATGGGTGCGTTCAAAGATTTGATGGACCTTGGTCAAAACGTAGAGGATCGACACGCCGCTAATATATTTGCCGTAGCCGGTACTATGATGACGAATGCTATTAATGCCAAGACCACCAAGATGGACAAAAAGCTGAAGATTATTGAGATGCAGATGCGCAAACGCAAACTTGATTTAGAAGAAAAGAAGGTTGATATGCAGATTGCCAAAATGCAAGATGGCGACTCCGGCGATGACTCCTTGGATGGCACAGCGAAAGAGTTTGACAGGTCAGACCTTATCAGCGATATAATGAAAAAGATACAGGATGATAAATAACTATAATGAGGACAGAAATTATGAAAAGTTTAACCCAATATTTGACAGAATCCGAGAAATCTTATGATTTTAGATTGCGTAGTATCGTTGAATTAACAGATCAGCAATTAGATAAACTAGAGACTTTTCTAGAAAAATACAACGTAGTGAGCGTAAAAGCTCCTCGCAAAACAATTATGCAAAGAGCACCACGAGGATTCGGTGACACCGGACCAGCAGAGGTTCACATGATTGACTTTACAACTAAACTCCCAGTTAGCGCAGCAGTATTACATGAAGAAATTTCACGTAAACTAACATGCGGACTTGGTAGTATCCGAGTACATAGTGTACTAGAGGATCAAGAAGTTTGGGATGACGAATACGAAGCAGCAGACAACACAGGTAAAAGTGTATTGGCAGATGAAAAGTTTGGTGATGCAGAAACAGTAGATCACTCTGAGAATTTTGGCAACGAGTTTGTCAGTAAGTTCATCAAAGATTTGCCGAAGACTGAATTATCAAAAGAATATAAGGTATAAGGGATAAAACAATGGATTTAAGAGATTTAATGAAGCTAGCAGGGCTATCAGATGCTCCAGCGCCACAAAGTAATGATACAATGGATCATGCTGACCACGACACAATGAAAAAGTTGATGGTAATCCTTGATCCAACAGCAACAGACGACTCAATGGACTCAATGGACTCAATGGACACATCTTGCGGATGTGGCTGCGGAGAAGAACCATGTGGCTGCGGCGTACAGGAAGAAGTTGTTGACGAATGGGCAAACAGTGGCGATCATGTAAGTGGCGAACCAGAGCAGATGACAAACGGTCATGGCGAAATGGGCTCAGCAGTTGATACCAGTCTACGCCGTTATTTGAAAGCCAAAGGCGATCACACAACAGTAGACGAAACAGTTTATCCAGATGTTACAGTAGACGAACTTGCGGAATCATATGCGTCATATAAGTCAGGCACGGTTGCCGAAGGTGAACTGCCACCAGGATTAAAAGCATACCAAGATAAAAAAGCAGGCAAGAAGAAGCCAGAGGTATCAGACGACGAAGCCGAGACAGAAGAAGTTTCAGAAGGCAAAATGAAAGATACAGTGATTGACGATGCTGAAAACATGAGCAAAGAAGAGTTCAGTAAAAAGCACGGCAAAGAAGCTGCTTCAGAATATTTCGAAGAATCATATTCTCAAGGTGACGAAAATGAAGAAGGCATGGTAAGTAATTGCTGTGGCGCTCCTATTATGGATGTTTATCAAGGACATGGCAGATGCTCAGATTGTAAAGAAATGGCAAGTGCTGAACTTGAAGAAAGTGTAGATCCACTCGCAGAGCTAAGAAAACTATCAGGTATTAGTGAAGCATCAGTTGCCGCTCCGGAATTAGAAACTGCTCTTTGGGCTACTCTTGACCAGGCATATAGTGACGTATCCTCTTCTGAAGAGGTCGATATTGTTGAATTTGCTGAGTATATGTTAGAAGGCCAAATCAGTGAGATGCTTCGTACTCAAATAGAAGCTACATTCGCCGGTGAAGAAGTTAACACAACTAGCCCATTAGGAGAGTGGATTCGTCTTGAAGTCGAAGAAATTAGAGAACAGCAAATGCGTGATGGCGAAGATTCCTCTGGTGAAGATTCAAATATTATGCACTATGTAATGAGTTTGCTGACTTCCTCTGCGGAAGATTGGACAGATCATACTGCCTCTAAAGCAAATGAATCAGCCACAGTAAACGAAGCTCCGTCTTCTAGTGACATCAACGAGTTTGTATCAGGTTATATTGATGCGGCAACACCGTACGAAGAAGAACTAGGCAGAGATGCTGACTGGAGTGAAGAAGGATTAGCAGATATGAAAAAAGATGCTACTGCGTTCTACACTAAAGCAGAAGAATTACTAAACAGCGTTGATGGCGAACACGGACTAGCAGGACACGGAGTTGACTTTTGGTTAACACGTAATGGTCATGGCGCAGGCTTCTGGGACAGAGGTTACGGCGATGCTGGCGATAAACTAACAGACTTAGCACAATCATTTGGTGAAGCAAACATTTACCTGGGCGATGACAACATGATATATACTGAAAGTACTGGATCTAGTACACAGGAATCAGTTGACACTGACCTAGACGGTGCTATTAAAGCTGCTGGTGGCGATGTTAATAGTCCAGAAGCAAAAGAAATTAAAAACAGATTTGGTAAATAAAAGGTAATCAACATGACTAATGATATTAACAGATTAAAAGCATTGAGTGGAATAATGCTAACCGAATCTTCAGACACAAATGAAGGCTGGGAAACACTACCGCCAATCGACACTGAGAAATATCAGGAACGTCCAGGTCTTGAGGGTCCATTTCAGACTCGTGCTGGCAAAGTTGTGTATTACGATCCAAAAGAAGGCGCATACTATGACCCAAGTTCAGATGTTTATCTAACATATGACGAATGGAAAGAACTTGATCTACCAGAAGCTCCAATGAAGAATGAAGGCGAATTCTTTGATGACAGTGCCGACAAATCTAACACGGCAATGGCAAAGGCAATCAAGCAGATTGAAATGACATTTAGTCCAGAAAGAAAAGCAATCACTGCCAAGATATCTGATATGGCACGCACTGCGACCATGTTGAAGGACCCACGTTGGGCAGATAAAGCATGGGGCAATGTAAAAGAACATGGCATCACTGATGAGCAATCATTAGTCCAGGCACTTCAAGATATGCGCAGTTCAGAAGAAACGCTAGTTGGACACGAATTCATCGTTGGCGCGGACCTGCAAATCAAACGCATAGACAAAGCACTATCTTCTCTTACTGTAACAGAAGGCAAATATGCCAACGATGCGCAGCGTAAAGCAGTACATGCGGCCAAAGCTGAAAAGACAAATGAAGAAGGCTGGAACAGACCTAAGATTAGTAGAGAAAACTTCGTAGGTTCAAAATCAGCAGAATCAGCAATGATCAGTCATATCGGCAAACAATTCGATGCGGATGGATACGAAGAAGAACATAAAGAATTAGCAAAAATGTACCAAGTTGCTGCTGATTTATTCTTGGACGAAGATCCAGAAGCCGAGGTACTGTATCGTAAAGCAGACGCTCTTGCTAAAGAGTATGGGTTATACGACCTAGACGAGGCAGTGTCAGAAGGCGACGATGCTAACAGTGGTGTATACCGCGACGAAGAAAACAACATTGATGTAAAATGGCAGCAATTATCAAATGGGCACAATGAATATTTTGATATTGAAGCATACAGAGATGGCGAGAGAGTAGAAATCAATAATCAACAAGCCGATCGTTATATCTACTTGATCAAACAAGACATGCGTGAGCAAAAAACTGAATCATTAGATGAGTTAAGAAAATTAGCAGGATTATAACAATGAAAAAATTTAAAGATTATCTAGGTGAAGGCGATTCTGCTCTATCCGATGAAGATAAAGAACGTGCGATGAAACGTGCGATGGCACATGCTGACGGACCAGAGCGTGGCGAAGATCGTAAGAAAGTATCTGTCGCTAAAGCACCATGGGAATCAGTGAATGAAGAAAAAGAAGAATGTAAATATTGCGGAGGCGATTGTCCAAATGATGAAGACAATGCTTGTGATGGTTACTTGGGTGACATTGATGGACTATATGAAGCTGGTGGCTACTACACTAAAGGTGTATGGGACATGATCGAAAAGCACGGCGCTGATAAAGTAATGCGTGACATGTTGGAATTTCTAGATGCTGATCAAATTGAAGCATTTGTGAGTGCTCAGGACAGCATGGAAGAAAGTAGCGTATATGGTGAATCAGACGACGACATTAGTGAACTGAAAAAATTGTCTGGTATCGAAGAAGCAGTGGACGCTGACGAGGACACAGTACGTGAACTAGTTCTTTACGCAGATAACGATGGGCAATTGTACAGCCAAAGTACTGCTCCTATTCAGAAGAACCTATCCAAGAAATTTACAAAAGGCACATACGACCACGCACTTGCTGCTAAACTTTGGAAGTATCACGCCGACCGCGCTGCTAAGAAGTATGGCAAAGAGCACGGCAATGACGATGGTCTTGCAATGTTTAGTCCAGCTGACCGTAAAGCAGCAGCACAAGAATTCGCAGACAACTGGCTTGCTGAATTAGAAGCAGGCAACGTACATGAGTCCGCTAAACCAGACTTTCTTGACATCGACAAAGACGGTGACAAAGAAGAATCCATGAAAAAGGCTGCTAAAGACGCAGAATCAGTTGACGAGGCAGTTGCCGAGTTGAGAAAATTGTCGGGCCTATAAAGAATACCTTAAGATAACAGGCTTAAAGGTTTACCATTGAGAGGATACATTTAATTTTAATGTATCCTCTCTTTTATTGTATAAGTAATATTATGAGCGCAAATACAGACTTAACCAAAAATCCATATCAAAAAGAATCGTACAACGCACAGCAACTACAGGAGCTTGCTAAGTGTGCGATGGATCCACAATATTTCATTGAAAATTACTGTTGGATTCAGCATCCCACAAAGGGCAGACTGATATTCACATTGTTTGATTATCAAAAGGAACTAATCGACGCATATCATAACAATCGTTATAGTATAGCATTGATTAGTCGCCAGATGGGCAAGTCGACCGCAGCGGCAGCGTATCTTTTATGGTACTCTATGTTTAACCCAGACCAAACTATTTTAATAGCAGCACACAAGTACAGTGGCGCTCAAGAGATTATGCAGCGTATACGATTTGCTTATGAGCACATTCCCAACTTTATTAGAGCGGGTGTTACAGCATACAATAAAGGATCACTAGAGTTTGACAACGGTAGCCGTATTATTGCGCAGGCTACCACTGACAATACTGGTCGTGGTTTGTCTATCTCGTTAGCATACTTGGACGAATTTGCGTTTGTTAGACCAAATATCGCTCGTGAATTCTGGACAGCACTATCTCCTACACTATCTACTGGTGGTAAATGTATTATTACAAGTACGCCAAACCAAGATGATGACCAATTCTCTCAAATTTGGAGAGAAGCCAATAAAACACAGGATGAATTTGGCAATGAGCGTGCTGTTGGCAAGAATGGCTTCAAAGCATATAGTGCTGACTGGAAGTATCACCCTGACCGTGATCAAGCATGGGCCGACGAAGAAGAATCCAAGATTGGCGAAGAGCGCTTTAGGCGTGAGCATCTAAATGAATTCATTGCGTTTGACGAAACACTTATTGATAGCTTGAAACTGGTAGCTATGTCGCCAAAGGACGTTTACAGAAAAACTGGACAAGTACGTTGGTTTAAGAATATCCAAAAGGGCAAGACATACATTGCTGGACTAGATCCAAGTCTTGGCACTGGTGGTGATAATGCTGCTATACAAATATATGAGTTGCCTGGTATGCGACAGGTAGCAGAATGGATGCACAACAAGACATCTATTCAAGAACAAATCCGTATCTTAAAAAGTATGTTAAAAGAGATAGCAGATGAGGCTCCAGATGTAGAAATATATTGGAGTGTTGAGAACAACACGCTAGGCGAAGCGGCACTCGTGGTAATACACGAAATGGGAGAAGAAAACATACCGGGATCATTTATTAGTGAGCCTAAGCGTGCTGGCAGTAATAGGTCTCATAGAAAAGGCTTTACTACTACCAATAAGAGTAAGTTAGCGGCGTGTAGTAAGTTTAAGACATGGGTTGAAACAGACCGTATGGAAATCGCTAGTTCTCCGTTATTAAGAGAAACAAAAACATTCATTGCCCGTGGCGCTAGTTACGCAGCGAAGGGTGGTGAAACAGATGACCTCGTGATGTCAGCATTGTTGGTTGTGCGTATTGCTCAACAAATCGCACAATATGATGATATCACATATGATGAATTAAAAGATAGCTTCGATGACGATGAGGACATGACTCCGATGCCAATTATGTTCTAAACTAATAAATAGTAATAACAGAAAGAATTTATACTCATGATTAGCAGCGAAATGATATCCGACAGAATTTTTAAGATTCTCAAAGGAAACGATAACACGATTGAAATGTTTACCGACGAGGGCGAATACACGATTGACCCCGATGAGGCTCGACGTTATTATTTGCCTGACACCTTTATGATGATAAATCTTAACGAAAACGATTCTAAGCGTGAGCTAAGAGTTAGCATCAGCGCAGGCACAGATTTAAGTGAAATCAAGCCATTACTTAACCAGTTGAAAAAATTAGCAAATCGTAGCATCATTGAATATACATTAAAGCAATACGCAAAAAATATTGAACCAAAAGACTTTGACTCGGAAGCACAAAGGACAAGAGACATGAACACTGAAAATAGCGTAAATGAAGCAATAAGCACAGCATACGGTAGTAGTAAAAGCAGCTATCAGAAACTAGAAAGTGCTAAGCTTATCATTAAGCATGATAGAGCAGTGAATGAGGAAAGCAAAGGCAGCAGAAGTCGCAATATCGGCGCAATCTTTGTTGAAACATCTGACGGAGAACGTCACCTACTAGCTACCAAAAATCTAAATGCTGGTCGTGCTATGTTGCGTCACGTTAAAGAAGGTGGATTACCTTATGATGCGTTTGGTAAGCATATCATTGAGCAGTGTAACGAACTATCAAAACTCAAAGAGTTTAAGAAATATAGCAAAAAGAATAAGTTGGAAGAAGGCGACACTGCGGACATCATGGAAGCAGTTGACGCAAGAATCGTACATATCCGTGAAACATTAAAGAAGCTCAAGGGCAGTAGATGCTACGAGACTACCATTGCGGCTTTCGAAAGCGAAGATGAGCAACTAGACGAAAATGATTATGGTGATATCAGAAATAAATTCACCGTACAATACTTTGACGAAACACTAGAGGGCGCATTGCCATATGTACACACCCTTGTACAGGAAATGAATGCCTTACGTGAGCGTGACCAGATGGCTAATGATACGCTATCAGGTTTGGTAGATTTTATCAACAATGCTACCGTTGTAAATCTACAAAGCAGCGTGAAACTATCTGATGATCCAGAAAATCCGATGGTAAATGACACATTAAAGGGAGCACCAAAGAACTCTCAACTAGGCGCAGTAATGGAATATCTCACTACTGTGATTGGCGACAACGAAAAAGAACTTTCAGTTTTATTATCTAAATCGGCGGATTTGGTTGACAACGTGGATGATGATGCTATACTAACAAGTACAGCACAAGCACTAACTACGCTGTTGCCTAAACTGAAAGTCGCGTCGAATGAGCGTGAAGTACCAACAGACGAGTATGACACACAAATCGAAAATGTTGTAGAAAGTTTCGATTTTAAGAAACTTTTTACTTGACAAGATAAATAAAGTACGTTATATTGGTAGTACGAACTAAGTATTACCGATTTTAGGCAAAATACTAAGGCACGAAATAGTGTTGTCAAATCAGACAGCATTAGGCAAATACATAGGCACATATAAAGGAGCATTAACTATGGCATCATTGGCAGAAATCCGAGCAAAATTAAAGCAACAAGAAGCAGGACCAGGTGGTCGTTCTTCAGGTGGAGGCGATAACGCAATCTACCCATTTTGGAATATCCCAGAAAATTCAACAAGTGTACTTCGTTTCCTCCCTGATGGAGATACGGGCAACACATACTTTTGGCGTGAGCGCCAGATGATTCGTCTCGAATTCGCAGGCGTTAAAGGCGACAGTGAAAGTCGCAAAGTAACAGTACAAGTACCTTGTAATGAGATGTGGGGACCAGTTGGTAGCTGTCCTATTCTCAGCGAAGTACGTCCTTGGTTCAAGGATCCGAGCATGGAAGACATGGGTCGGAAATACTGGAAGAAGAAGAGTTACATCTTCCAAGGCTTCGTACCAGATAGCACTCTTGACGAGGAAGCACCAGAGAATCCAATTCGTCGTTTTGTGATTAATCCTAGCATCTTTAACATTGTTAAAGCAGCGTTGATGGACACAGACTTCGAAGAACTACCAACCGATTATGAAGGTGGTACGGACTTCCGTCTTACAAAAACTACTAAAGGTCAATACGCAGATTATTCAACTAGTAACTGGGCTCGTAAAGAGCGTGGCTTGTCTAGCGAAGAACGTGCTGCCATCGACCAACACGGCCTGTTCAATCTTAATGATTTCATGCCAAAGCAGCCTGGTGACGAAGAACTTCGTATTCTTGGCGAAATGTTTGAAGCAAGTGTAGACGGCGAAGTATATGACCCAGAACGTTGGGGCAATTTCTATCGTCCGCCTGGCGTACAATTTGATACTTCAAATAGTGCTCCGAATGCTAACAAGGGTTCAGCACCTGCTCCGGCACCTGCGCCCGCGGCAGCACCTGCTCCTGTATCTGCTCCGGCACCTGCGCCTGTTCAACAAGCGGCACCAGCTCCTGCTCCAGCAGCAGAAGAAGGCAAGCCAACCAGCGCACAAGACATCTTGGCAGCAATTCGCAACCGCGCATAATGTACCATTAAGGGAGACCCAGATCGGGTCTCCTTTTCACCCCCATTAAATTTTAAATGAAATAGGAGCATAGCGAATAATGGCAAAAGGCATGAATAATTTTTATGTTTATATGTATCTTAGAGAAGATGGAAGTCCATACTATGTGGGCAAAGGCAAAGAAAAAAGAGCCTATGTTAATCACGGTAGAGTAAGTGTCCCAATAGATAAATCACGTATCGAGTTTGTTTCTGAAAATATGACTAACGATGACGCTATTAAATTAGAAATCGAATTAATTGAACAATACGGCAGAAAAGACAACGGCACCGGGATACTTCACAACATGACCATGGGCGGCGACGGACTAAAAGATCCTGGTCCTGAAACGTTAGAAAAGATGAGTCAAAATAATAAAGCAGGAATTACT